GGGCGATGTTCAAGGGCGGTATAGGTTTGCATGGGCGAGGTCCTTAGCTGAGGCGGAGTTCCACAAGCGGGATTGAGGTGATCGAGCCGAGACGCTCGATGTCGAGGGTGACGTCCATCAGATCGCTGTCGAAGCGGACGGGGACGTCGAAGGCGAACCCGGCGGTGAGGGTCACGCCCGGCTCCGGGGCCACCTCAAAAGTGACGATCCCGGTGGCGGGATTGACGGCCCAGCCATTGAACTGCTCGGCACCACCCAAAGCGACACGCACTGTGCCCGCGACAGGCTTCTCGATGCGGCGCTGATAGACATGTGGCACGGTGCCGTAGGCTTTGGTCAGCGCGAACGCTGTGGTCTCGCCATCCCCGGCGCCAATCACCTGATCCATCTCAGATACACCCTGTGAGGGGGCGCAGGATTTGTAATCCGCCCAGTCCTTGAACCGAAACCCGTAGAGCCGCCCCAATCGCGCCTCAAAGAAGGAGACCACCGCGTGCAGATCATCCACGCGGCGGATGCCGTAGCTGACATCATAGCGACGCCGCGAGGCCGACCAGGAAGCGTTGCGCTCCTCGCGGCCCGATGCCAGCTCAACAATCTGCGTGCGCCGCTGTGGCCCGCCCCGCGCGCCGCGGCTGATGTTGTCGGGGAACTGCACCTCGTGAAACGCCATTACATGCCCCTCCGGCCCATGGAGACCGCGCGCGAGATATCGGCTGCGACCTGCGTGCGCGATTGGCGGAAGCTCTCGGCGTCGCGGGTCTGGATATTTACTGTGACGCTGCCGCCACTGTTGCCGCCTCCACCAGCGCCACCGTAGCCGCGGGCTTCCCGGCGGTTGAGCACGCGCTCGCCACGTTGCAGGATCGCCGGGACTTCGTCGGATTTGAGTCCGGCCCAGCCACCGTTATGTAGGCGCGGCGCGTTGGCGAAAGCCATGGCCGGGACCATACGTGAGGGCGCAGGCCCGCCCACGATACCGCCCTGGTGGAACACACCGGCAAACATGCCGCCGAGATTGCCCAGCGCGCCTGAGAGTGCATTGGCGATGGGCCCGAGGATGAACTTGCGTGCGCCGAGTTTGGCAAGGTCCGCGATCATCGATGTGACCAGGCCTTTGAAATCCAGCTTGCCGGTCTTGACGAAGTTGCCGATTGCGTCTTCCGCACTTTGAAACGCGCTCACGAGCACGTTGCCGATGTCCGCGCCCACATCGCGGGCTTTGTCTGCATATTCGCTGACTGCATTTACCACTGCCTGCCAGCCAGTGGCGGCTGCTTCTGCACCCTCGGCTGCATCAGCACCTGCCTGACGCGCGGCACCACCTGCGCGCCCGGCCTGTCCCTCGGTCTCCTCAAGCGCGTTGTTGAACCGATCTGCTGAGGTGGCAGCACTTTCCAACGCCTCTTCGCCTTCATCACCCGCGCCCGACACCGCATCCTTCAGCGCCTGCAAGGCGGTCATGGGACCGGACGCTGCGTCCGTGAGCATCCTCGCCGCCTCGGAATACCCCGCTGCCCGACTGCGCGCATCGTCTGCCATGCCGCCAAAGAGCTCAGGCACCTGGAATGGATCGTCCGAGAAGGCGCTGTCGTAGGCCTCCCGCGCACGCGCTCCAAGGTTGACGGCTTCCGGGACCGCAGACTTCCATTCCGAGAGATCAGGCGCTGCTATGGCCCAGTCGGGACGCCGACCGCCAAGGGTCAAAACGCCGTTGATCGCCTCGGTAATGCCCGCAATGCCGGTCTCCATCACTTCGACAAGGCCATTGATTGCAAGCGCGCCAACGCGCTCAAACACATCCGGCAGCGCGCCCCAGATGGCCTGCACGGCAAGGAACGTGCCCTCGAAGGTGTTGACGGTGCTGTTTGCCCAGCCGACCACCGCCGCTGTTGCATCTTGCAGACCATCGTAAATGCCAGCCTGCGCCGTGGCCCATCCGGCTTCCACGCGCGCCCAAGCTGCATCCGCGCTGAGCGATACCCGGTCCCAGACCTCAACCGCCACGTCCTTGAGCAGGTCCAGCGCGTTGCCGAACCCGCCCGCGCCAGAGACTAGGCGCGTGAACTGATAGACCAGCTCACCTGCGCCAACGATTAGCGCACCGATGCCGGTGCGGATCAGCGCCGCGCGCAGAAAGACCAGACCGGTCACCAGCCCACTGACCGAGAAGGTCGCGGCCACAAGTCCTGCCACCCAACGGCCCGCCATCACGCCTGCGAACGTCACGGCAAATGTGGTCAGCCGCCCGATGTTCTCAAACAGACCCTGAATGGCACTTCCAAGAGGACCGGTCGTGCGCGCCATCGCTGCCAGCGCATCCGCCACGGCCTCAAGCGCGGGCGCTGCGGCCACCGCCAGCTGGTTCGAGACACCACGCCAGATCAGGCCGAGGCGTGAAATCGCGTCATTCGTACGCTCGATCTGGTCCGCGTCCTGCTCGGAGACGACAATGCCAAAATCATTCACATCAGCGGTGGCCTGGCGCAGCGTTGCGGTATCAATCCGCGACATGGCGATTGAGCCTTCCTCGCCGAAGATTTGCCCGGCCACGGCAGCGCGCTCTGCTTCGGGAACAAACTTCGTCATGGCGGCGGACACTGCCGCGATCCGCTGATCGAGTGGCATGTCCATCAGCGTCTCGGCGGAGAGGTTCAGCCGGTCCAGCGCGGCCGCCGCTGGCCCACCAGAGGCCGCTGCCTGGCTCAAGCGCCGGGTCATGTCCTTGGTTGCCTGCTCGATCCCCGAGATGGAAACACCAGCCAGTTCACCAGCGCGCTCCAGCACCTGCAGGCTTTCGACGGTTGTATCCAGCGATTGCGCCAGCTTGGCGGTTTGGTCGATGGTTTGCAGTCCGGAGCGGATCATCGCGGCACCGGCTGCCACCACAGCAGCACCTGCGGCCGCCGCTGCAATCGTGGCCCGGCGCGTGAAGGCAGCAAGCCGTGCGTTGGCCACATCGACCTCGCGCGACAGCCGACCAAGCCCGCGGGCACCGGCGTCGCCAATGCCGGTCAGCTCCGCCTTGACCTGTCGTCCGCCAACAGCAGCGAGGCGCACAAAGACGCGTTTATCGGCCATCCTGGGCTCCAATCTGTTCATTCACGCGTTTGACCATGATGGCTTCGATCTCGGGCAGCAGCTCCATGGCCGCGAGGCCGTTGATGCCAAGGGCGTGCGCCATTGCCAGCGCAGCTCCCATGTCCCAGCCAAGAATTGTCTTCTGCGTCGCCCGCAGCTGGCCGCCCAGCCGTCCAACCAGGTCCCAGACCTGAGCGCCCTCAAAGGTCTGGGGTTGGTTCATTTTTTGCGGGCAGTCTGGGCACGGGACTTTGCAGGCCTCGCGGGCTTCGCAAGCCTCGCAGTATCGATCGCCCCCGCTGAAGTGCCAGTCAGCAAGGGCGCGGAGACGTTTTTTTCCTGATCCAACACCAGTGCTTTGGCGACGTAGCCCGCCTGGAAGGCCTCGAAGATTGGATAGATGTCGAGCAAGGCCTCGACACCCTCGGGGGTGAGGTCCAGAATGTTGCCGTCCATGTCGCCCACGCCCTCCCATTCCACCACGGCGCGCCGCCCCAGCGCTTTGGCAAAGACCAGCGCGCGGTCCTCATTGCTGGCGTCCTCGGGGAGGGCTGCAATGCTGGGATCGTTGCGGGTGGTCACCATCAGCGCGGTGGTGAGCGGGAGCAAGCGCACGCGCACCCCGGGGGCAAGATCAAGCCAGCGTGGGTCAGTCGAGAGGTCAAGTTTAAGCATGATTAATAGGTCTCCACATCGTTGATGAGCGTGACGGTGCACATGCGCCCGACGATGCTGTCCTTGGCTGCCTGCCAGTCGAAGGTGGCCTGCACGCCCTGCGGCCCGCCGATCTCGACGCGCGGACGCGGGAGGTAAACGGAATGCGCGGTGAAGGTCAGGCTCTCGCCGGTGGGCAAACTGTAGGCGAACTCAAGCGCGCAGGTCGTGCCGTTGATCGCCTGGTCCATCAGCGTGGTGTCGGCAAAGCGGACCTCCATGCTGCCCGAGAGCATTGCCATGGAGGGATCGGCCCCGTCGATCTTGCCGTCGGCGCGGATCGTCTCGATGCGGTCGAGGTTGTTGCCATAGGTAATCTGGGTCGAGACCACGTTGCCAAGTGCTACGCCATCGCGCTTGATCGCCCCGTTGAAGTGGCCAAACCGCTGCAGCGCGATCTCGGTCGGCGTGCCCGCGCCCGTGGCTGCTGCCGGGGTCTCGCCCTGAGCAATGAGGCTGACGGAGGCGGTCAGCAGGCCGGAGCGCGTCATCTGCCAGGACAACTGGTCCACCACGCAGCCCGCGTACATCGCAAAGCGCGGCACTTCTGGCATGCCGATTTCGATGGCGAGGCTTGGAAGGGTCCAGCTGCCCGAGCGGAACTCGTGGCTGTAGGGAGCCTCCGCGCCGGTCGTGGTCGGATCGCCAAACGCCGCCTTCAGCCAGTAGCCAAAGCCGATCGCATCGATTGGGACCACCACGTCACCATCGCTGGTCAGCGCGTCCTTGATCGGCGCCAGCGGATCCCGGCCATAGCCGAGCAGCTCGGACTCGAGCAGCGGTTGCTCCGCGCCAAGCGTCGAGCTGGCGAAGGGCATCTTGAAATAGCCGCTCGTAGGCGGCGTGCCGTAGACGGATTCGTAGGCGAGCGCCATCTGCGCCCGCGCTCCTTGGGCTCGTGCCATTATGTTCTCCTCAGGTTGTGGGGTGGGTCAGGCTTGTTGTTTAGGCCGGTGGGTCAGGCCAATTGTTCAGCCCAGCGGGTCTAATGTGGAATAATGCAGCACCACCGGGATCACCGCCGCCTTCAAGCTGGCCGCTCCCTCAACGGGCAGATCCACTGGCTGTGGCGCTTCCGCCTCAACCCAATCGCAACGCCCGCCGAGCGTGCGGTCTGCACGGATGACAGCGCCGATCTGGGCGCAAAGGGCTGCAAAGGCAGTGTCGCGGTCGTTTGTTCCTTGCAAGGGTCCCCCGGACCCTTGCATCTGCTGCGCAGACCGGGCCTCACTCTGCACGATGACTTCAATCTCGGCGCGATGCTGGTAATGATAACTCAGCGGCGACATTGTCACCGCGGGATCGCCAGGATCACCATCACGCAGGATTATCAGCCCCGCAGGGGAGATGCGCTCCGGCAGGACCTCGCCCCGCAAGGTGGTTGCGGGAATGGCCGAAAGCAGGATGTGAAGGGTGGAGAGAATTGTTTCGCGGGAGGTAGCCATATGATACTCTAAGATCCCGATATCAAGGAAACTGTATTGCTATGTCTCGAATCAGACCTTCGACGCCACTTTCGGCCGAACTCACAGAATGGTTGAACAATGTGTATCCAGCCTGGCTGCAATTGCCGGAGGAAAAGTTTGATGATCTTGATCCCTTCAATTCTGCTGCGTCACCATTGTTCTTGGAATACCTCGAAAACGCTGCGGAACTTTCTAGTTCCGCCATCTTCGACAATCTGCGTGTGTTCCTGACCCTGATTAATGAGGGGCGGATCGCCTTACTACCTGACGGAACAATGACGTCCGACAGCCTCGACCTTCTTCTTGTGACGACCAATTGGCCAAACTTAGATATCGAAGCGACTAAGCTTCTTAGGCGTCCGATTGATCAAGAAACCATTTGCCCCCTGGACTTTCTCATTTCCCTTGCGATTGCGTGCCAATTTATCGAGGTCGATGCCAAGCGGATCAAAATTACCAAAACCGGGGTTCACTTACTCGAAAACCGGATAGACGTGGCAATGGTTCAGAACGTATTCGAAGCTACCTTTACAAAGGTAAACCCGAGAACATTAACGAAGCTTGCGCATCCCTGGGTTCACGAGCAGGCAGGAATTATTTTTTGGGGCTTATCAATCGCTGCAGACAAGCCGAGAGATGTACAGGAATTGACACGCTACTGTTTTGTCCCACCAAAGCAGTTTCTTAATAACACGTTCAGCATACTCGATGGATATATGAGGTCTGTGTTCTTGAATCCGCTGACGTGGTTTGGCCTTATGGAAACAGTTGCACCACAGGCGAACATGACAGACGTCTATGATCTTCACTACCAAAAAACGCCACTTTTCGACAAATTTATGCGATTTGACGTTGATCGGCCCCCATCTGTTGAGGTTCCAAACTGAATGTCATCAAGCAGCTATTTTTGGAACCGCCCCTCCACCCACTTCGCCACGATTGCGCCCGGTATCCTCTCCTGCGCCGCCTTTGCATCGCGCGCCAGATCCAATCGCTTGCGCAGCTTGACTTGCCGGACCAGCAGAAAGATCGGCACTGTGGTCAGCCCGCGCCCCGTCTTTGAGCGCGAAGCAACACCAACCCCGCGTGCATTCAGCCGTCCTTCAGCCACCAAAAGGCTCGGTCCCCGCCTCCGATAGACAAACCGGAGCCGGAGACCGCGCCGTCGTTCCCATTCGCCTGGGGTAATCCGGCTTCCGCGCGCGCCCTTGCCTGCCGCCTCTGTTGGGATCGCGAGCCAAAAGCCATCCTTGGATCGGATCAACGGGCCAGTGTCATGGGCACCGATGATCACCGGTGCTTTCGACCACACCAGCGCTGCGGCATCGATGCTCTCCCCGACCTTTGGGTAGGTCTGGCTGCGGATCGAATTGCCCAGCCGTCGCCCAAGCCCCGCTTGCGTGATCTGCCCGCGCCAGTCGGATTTGAGCTGTGTCCCGGCTGCGCGCATGGCCCCAGTGACCGCCTGTTCGCCAGCCTTGATTTCTGCTGCCATGAGCGCGGCGAGATTTGGGGTGATGGTTACATTGAGTTTCATGCGGGCCTCAAATCCACAGTCCAGACCAGCCGTTCGCGATCGCGCGTGGGCTCGCCCTGAATAAGGAAGGCGTCGCCGTCGATCTCAAGGCGATCGCCGGGACGTGGGGTCGCCACCTCGGCCACACGAAGGTCCACGCGGGTGGTCTCCGACCAGATGCGCGCGTCGCCAAAGCTAGTGATGTCATCCGCGCAGCGCGTGACCACGCGGATGAGGACCGGTGCGCCGCCCTTGGCGATATAAACAGCATCGCACCCGATATTGCCATCGGCGAAGAGCGCGCCGACAGCAGCGGCAAAGGCCGACATCACGTCCGCCGTGCTGAGCGCAAAACCTGCGGGCGGGTGCAGATCGGCAGCGGATTGCTTTCGATCTCAAGACGTACCCATTCGTCGCGGTCGCGGTCCGGGATCATCCGGGCGTAGAGCGGCAGGCCCACCGTATTGACCGTCTCGAAGGTATCGGCTGGCGCGTAATAGATCTCGAACAGCCCCTCCACGCCTTCAGGATAAAAGTATGCCTTGTCGGTCGGCACGCCAAAACCCAAGCCCCCGCGATACCGGCGGAAGGTGATGCCACCGAAGCTGACCTCTTCGCCCACTCGGCCGCGCAGATCAGCGGCGGCTGCCGTGTTGAGATATGTCTCGCGCACTTCCTTGTGAGCAACCAGATCAGCGAAGAACGCTGACCCGCATTCGGCGCGCAGTTGCACCTGACCGGCGGCCAGCCCGCCCAGCGTATCCTCGACACTTTCGATCATCGCCTGGCAACGCTTGCGCAACGCGCCCGAGCCGGGCGTGGCGTTGTCGAGGTCAAAGTCGACCTCGGCGGCCGGGGTGATGTTGAACTCGGTATAGTAGTTGATCACGGTGGCCCCGTCGCGCGGGTCCTTCACCACGCCCTGAATGCCGTTGAACAGGTGGAACTCAAAAGTGGCCTCAGCATCGTTGCGCAGCCGCCCCAGCTTGCGCGCAACCTCGGTCTGCACCTGCTGCACGGCCGTTTCCGAGCCAAAATCTCGTATGCCCTGGATTTCCGAGGCCCAGAGCACATCCTGCTTTTTGAACTGGCGCACGACAAAGGCCCGCATGTCGCGCCGCTCGGGGATCTGGGACTCAAAAGCCGAGCCGCGTTCGGAGAACGGGATCAGCTGCAATGTGCCGTCGCGGCTCTCGATCATCACGCTGCGCGTGCGCACACCGCAGCTGCCGAACAGCCCCGCACCTGAAAGGATCGCGGGCTTGAAGGGGATGTTTTCGAGCGCGCGGGTCAGCTCGATAATGGAGAAGGCGTCGCCTTCAAAGATGTCCATGGTGGCCACAGCGTGCCTCCTTCTATTTTGGGGATTTTGGTAACGCCGTACTCAGGCTCAGCGCAGGATGATGCCGAGTGCGGCCAGAGCCGTGGTGGCGGTGGTGATCTGGGCTTCGGTGGCCCCCTCGGGCCAGACGATCTCGTGACGGTTCATGATGGCCGGGCCGCGCAGGATCACGACACCTGCGGCATCGGCATCAGTGGCGTCGACACCGTCCCAGAGCAGGCCAGCTGCATTCTGGCTGCCGTTTGTGGCGGCGGGTGCGAGGGTCGTGTATTTGCCGCCCGTGGTGATCTTGCCCAGCACGGTGCCGGGTGCGAGCTTGCCCGCGCCGGACGCAAGGGTGACGGTTTCGTGGGTATAATCGCGCAGCACTTCCCAGATCAGGAAGCCGCCTGCGTGTTTGCCCTCAGTGAGTGTGGTCATGATTTCAGCCTTTCAGTTTGAAGGTGCGCGCGATGACATCGCCCCAAGGGCGCGTCGTCGGGCTTGGCCCAGGTTGCGGGTGATGCGAGGTGATCTGCGGCTCGGCATCGGCCTTGGTAGCCAGAAGCTTTGCACGCCCCTGATCAAGGCCAGCGTCGTCCTCAAGAAGTCGTCCTGCCATTTGGGGCTGGCCTGCAAGGCGGCAGAGATCGATGACGGCACGGGCATGCGCGATTGCCTCGGCGCGGATAGCGCGGGCCTCCGGTGCAGCGTTGGAGGCCGCATCGCTGCCAGGGGCGCTTTCATCTGCAACATCGTTCTGTGGCGTTACGGGATCATCAACAGCGGCTGGCCGATCAACGTTCCCGGAGGGAATCTTGGTCGCGTGGCCTCGTGGTGGTGCCGACACATCGCTGCCCACAACATCGTTGTCGTCTTGAACGATGTTGGTCCCTGCCCCCTTGTCTTCCAAGTCCACAGCCTTGATCATCTCGATCAAGCCTGGCGGTGCATTCCGGAACTGGCCAATATCAAAGCTGGCGGCGATGCGGACAGGCTCTGCCATACGCGTGGCCAGCCCTGCCTCCAATGCATCTTTTGCATCAAACCAGGTTTCTGCGGCGAGCAATGCTGCAATCTCCGCCTCTGGCTTGCCCGATTTCGCCGCATAGCCACGTGTCATGCTGGCTGCGATCTTGTCGAGCGTCCCCGCCATGTCGCGCATATCAGCGGCCGTGCCCATGACAACCCCACTCGGGTCGTGGATCATCATAAAGGCATTTTCCGGCATGACGATCTCGTCGCCCGCCATGGCGATATAGCTCGCAGCCGAGGCGGCGATGCCATCGATCCAGACAGTGATACGGCCTGCATGACGGCTCAGTGCGTTGAAGATTGCAACCGCGTCAAAAACTGACCCGCCCGGGCTGTTCAGCCGCAGATCAATCGGCGCATCATCCGGCAGCGCGCCCAGCTCAGCCAAAAAGCCTTTCGCGCTGACGCCGTAGGCGCCGATTTCGTCATAGATCAGCACTTCCGCCCCCGAAGCCCGGGCGCGGATCGTGTACCAAGTGTTCATGGTGTTACTCCTGTTCGGATTGAGCGGCGGACCCGTCGCCTTCGTCATCTGTTTTCGGCGTCTGGTTCGGTGTCGCACGCGCACCTTGTGTCTCACCGGGGCTGGTGCGGTATACGAGCCCCAGCTGCTTGGTGCGCGCAGCATCAGCCGCGTTTTCGCGGTCGACCTCTTCGACATCATAGCCGGTGGCCTCGACCACCTTGCGCCGCGAGGTGATGCCTGCCTCCATCGCCAGCACCTGTGCCTGAATGTCTTTGAGCGGGTCGACCCAGTCCCACCGGGGCGGGATCCATTGGACCATCCGCGCAACCGCAGGATCAGGCAGGTCCAAGCGGCCCGCCAGTTGTGCCGTTTCCAGCCAGCGGACCCAGATGGGTCGGCAAAGTTGATACGCGATCACCCCGTGTTGCAGCTGCTGCACGCGGCGGCGGAACTCGACCAGCTCGGCGCGTAAAGATGAGTAGTTGGCCTGCCGAACATCGCCGGTGACAAGATGATACGGCAGTCCCAGCGAGGCCGAGACCGCGAGCAGCGTTCTGTATTGGAACGCCTCATAGCCGCCGCCCACATCAGCAGGGCTGGAGAACTTCACATCCTCCCCCGGCAGCAGCACCTGCATCGTGCCCGGCTCAAGGCTGGCCATCGCCGTACCGTCTAGATCGGCCTCACTCTCCCCCATCATCGGATCTTCCGGCGCGGTCTTGGTAATGAAGCCCGCGAACATCGCGGCCGTCTTCTTCCGGTCCAGTTCCGCGTCGTCGTACTGGTCCAGCAGAAATAGCCGCACCATGGCAGGGGCCACATGCGGCAGGCCGCGGATTTGGCCCGCATCGATGGGCCGGTAGATGTGCAGCACATCCTCGGCTGCCACGCGCACGGTTTCGGGGATGGCCACCCTCTGGTCCGTGCTGTCACCGGGATGGCTGCGGCGGAAATGATACGCCACGCGCCGCCCGATCAGGTCGAACTCTATGCCGCAGCGGATGCGGTTGCCATTTGCGGCCGTTTCGGTTTTCTCAAAGGGCAGCATTTCCGATTGCAGCAACTGCATTTGCAGCGGGACCAGCAGGCCATCCTCGGCTCGGCGCGGGCGCATCCGCACAAAACACTCACCCGCGACAAACATCTCGCGCGCCACCATCGCCTGCAGACCGTAGAAATCGGTCAGCCCGTCGGCATCCGCCTCGTCGGTCCATGCAAGCCATAGGCGCTGGACGCGATCACGAAGGCCTGCATCCTCGATCAGCGAGGACGGCTTGATACCGTCGCCCACCAAGTTGGACGCAAAGGCCTCACAGGCATTCGCCGCATAGCCGTTGGTGACCACCAGTTCCCGCGCGCGAGCCAGAAGACGCGGGCCACCTGAGGCCACCAGCGAGTTGATGTTCTCCAGCGGCGGGTTCCAGCCCCGCAACCGGCGTTTGGACATCGCACCTTCAAGGCGGGCGCGCACGGCAGCCGGGCCGCCCGGGTTGGCGCGGCGAAACCGATCGAACAGCCCCATGGATTACAGACCCTTGGATGTGGTGATGCGAACATGGCGCACGATACGGCGTCCCTCGACGGTGGCGATCTCGCGATCCAGCGCCTCAATGGCCCGGTCGATCTCCGCAACGCTGCGATAATCCACGGTCTTGCCGTCGTAACTAACGCGGGCCACACCGGAGGATCGCTGCGTTGAAAGAGCCTCACGCCGTGCGCGCAGGTCTGTAATTGATGACATCTGAATTGACCTGACTTGTAGATATGTTTCAATGAGCCAAACGAACCTCAAACAAGAGCAAAACGATGACCCCAAAAGAAATCATGCGCGATCTTGCGCGCACCGACATTTTTCCAAAGGAAGCCATGGCTGCTGCCCGCACCGATCAAGAAACCATGGCCCCGATCTTCGTTGACCTCATAACCCGCCTTGCAGATCAGGATCGTATTGAGATGGCGGATGACGATGTAACAGCTCTCACCCCGGTCTTTCACATGCTGGGCGAGTTTCGTGAGC